TACATACTCGGGATAATATCTCTCCTGCCATTCCTCTAAAAAACGTTGTTTTATATTCTCTCTCTTGGGATTGTGAATCTCCGTGTGACATTCAGAGCACTCCGACACTACGTTTTCCATCCGCTGAATGTATTGCGGTCCATACCTTGTGCTTTGTTTAATAATGTGATGATGGGATGACGCTACCCCTCCGCATGTTATGCATTGCCCCTGGTCCCTTTCCTCTGCTTGTTTATATGCTATGGCCTTCATGCGCTCTTTTATTGTGTTGTGTGATCCTTTGCGGTGCTTCTGTTGTCTGCGTCCTGACTTCTTCGGCAATTGGAGACTATCCCAAAATGCTTCATTACTTTCTCTTGTGGCTTGTGCTTGTTCCTCAAATTTGTACACGATTGGAACGTGTTTTCTCTTCCATTTGGATTGTTTAAGGGACATATTAACTACACCTTTTCTATCTATATTCTCCTGTCATTATTGCTTTTTGCTTACACTTATACTATTTCTATCTCCATCCTTTGATCGTCTTTATGACATGCTATTTTTGACACTTGCGCCCACGTAACTTGCCGATCATCCACATACACAATCTTGTTGCAACCATCAAGCGCGCTCTTAAGGTAATTATCGCAATCTCCGTCATTCCCCATTGGTGTAGTAACTCCTGAGAGATACACTGTTACCCTTGCACTAACATTTTCTTTGCTTGGCTCCCTGCAATGTTGTTGTGCTATTGTGCCGATCATGTCTTTATAAGCTAAGTATCTTTTCGCTGATTTCTTCCAGAGAGTTTTCTGTGTCATTCTAACCGCTGGTATGGGTCTACCAGGGATTACTATATGCATGTTCTAAGCTCCTTTCTATTTGTCAAAGGATGAATGTATCAATAATATCTCTGCGTCGCTTAGAGGACGTTTCTGGCTCCTCTGAGTGGCAAGTGTGTCTAATGGGTCAACCCCCATACATCTCTTCTCTGTTAGTTTTGTTCCGCAAAGTATGTGGCTGTAGTCTGATATTTTGCGCAAGTCCTCCAAGTTCTGTGTTTTCTTAAACCTACTCGCGTATTTAATGATGTTTGCTAGGCAGAAGTCCTCCGCTAATCCCTTAGCTATTATCAGGTCCATCGGCTCAATGACGTTTGAGCTTTTGTAATGTTGTGATCCCTCGGTTTGGCAGTATTCCCTTCCGGCTTCTCTTATTTTATATATCGATTTCATGCTACCCTCACCTTTCTCTTTGTCTTATTGGTTCCTCTCGTTCCCCTCAAACATGTCATGGGTTGATTGCTCCTCTCTTGCTTCCTTCTCCCTTAGAAGTACCTCTCTGGCTCTCTCGGCGTCCATTCCTAGTGATACACGATATGGGTTATGTGTTGTCCCTACCCTAAACCCTTCTTTCCACGCCCTTTCCTGTGCATGATCAATGAAGCCTAAAATAACTTCTTCCGCTTCTTCGATGTCGGTTGATCCCTCAATTAAACTATGCAGGAATCCTCGTACTGGATAAGTTGGTTTCATGCCTTCACTCCTTTCTGTGCGAATATGTTTGGTCCTAGTTTCCAATAACTTGCTGCATATCCTCTTCGTGCTGCTTCTTGTGTTGTTAGCTTCTTTGTGTTCATTGCGTCCTCTAATGTCCAACCGTGTCTCATGCGGTCCGTAAATGCCGCGTAGGTTAGACCTAACTCTTTAAGCTTCTCGGTCATGTCTGGGTATTTTCTATTGTTTTGTGCTAATTGCTTAGCCTGAGTTTTCATGTCGAAGAGTGGTCTTGTTGCTGCGTCCTCTACTGTCCACCCGCGTCCTATCCTTGTCTGCATGGTTCTATACTTGATTCCGTTTGACTCTGCAATCTTTCCCCACTCTGTCAAATCTCTTCTATTGCGGTATGGTTCTGTTATTGCTCGATGCTTTTTCCAGCCAAAGGACCTTATTCTGTTGTTGAGGTTGCTTGCACTTATTCCGTTTGACTCAGCAATTAGGTACTCTTCTGGCGTGACGTACCACTCGTATCCACTCATACTGTCATCCTTGTTACGTCACCGCTTCGCTCTCCATCGTCCCATCGAAATATCCCTGCATTACTTGGTAAATCGTTTTTCCTTCTCCACGCCCCTATTTGTCCATGTTGAAGTTTCATTTCTTTTTCTATTTGTCTGTCAATTAGGCCGTTGCTCCAATGCTTTTCTGCTGTTTTTTCGTCGATTACTTTTGCCATGTTGTTTCTCTCCTTTATATTAGTTTTTTAGCAATCTCATAAATGACGTTTACTGTGCAAGAATCTCCTGCTAGATTAATAATTTGTACTCACCATTTTCAAATTGAATAATCTTTTTTTCTAACAGTGCTTTCATTAGCGATTCATAACTTCTATGCGCTTTTTCATGATCCTTAAACGAACATAAATATAAGTTTTTAAGTTTATTATCTTTTCTTCCACCATTTATGTGGTGTACTAGTTCATCAGTATTGAGAAATCTTCCGATATCGTTTTCTATTACTAATCTGTGTTCTTTGACATATCCTCCCTTGGTTGATCTTGGGTGTTCTGGTTTCCAGATTCCTGTGTACCCATCTCCTAAATTTGTCGTCCCGCCCTTCCAACCAGGATGGTTACTGCCTTTCATATCCCTTACATTTATCCCTGCCGCCCTTAACCTTCTGCATACACTTTGGTGAGTTGCCCCACACATTGCAGCTATTTGGCAACTGTTCAAATTTTCTACTTCATATAGTCTTCTTAGCTCATCGTCTTGTGGCACTTTTCTTTTACTCATATTAACCTCCGTGCTATTTCATAGATTACTGTGGTCGTACAACTATCCCCAGCGCCCCTATACATTTGAGTATCTGATATTCCCGCTTGCATAACTTTATCTGTGATTGCATCGTCTACCCCTTGTAATCTCCACCACTCCTTTGGGGTTAACTGTCTTATCTTTTTATCCTTAAGTATTATTGGCATTGTTTTTCCACCTGTTGGAGTTCTGAGAGTTGGGCTTAATCCATCAATTCCATAAATTCTCCCTGGTACTGGATTGTGCGTAGAATGACTAGTGCTTCCTAGTTGCTTAATTTTGGTGTCCGTAACAACATAAGTGCCGTTCCTTTGACTCCCATATCCTCTAGCCGTAAGACAGACCGCCGGATTCTTGCAATCCAGGGTTTGCTCGATAGGAAATATTTTTCCGGTACTTCGTCCTCTAAAATGTCCGACAGTGAACACTCTTTCTCGATGATGTGGGACTCCGAAGTTTTTGCTGTCAAGAAGCTGCCATTCTGCATCGTACCCAAGTTGGTCCATTTGATAGAGGACTTTGAGATAATCTGCCCCCCCTGCTGAACTAAGCATTCCTTTAACATTTTCATAGATAAGGTATTTGGGTCTATCTTCTTCCTTGGTTTCCCTGACAAGTCGAAAAACTTCGAGTACAAGGGATGACCTTTCACCTTCCATTCCTGCTCTTTTTCCTGCAATGGAGAAGTCTTGGCAAGGGGCACCGAAACACCACACATCTGATATTGGAATGTCAGTTGCTCGAACTTCTCTAATGTCTGCACCTTCTGGTTCACCTCCAAAAATGATTGAGTATATCTTTCTTTTGTGTTTATCCCATTCGACTGAGTAGGTGCATCTGTGGCCAGCCTGTTCCATCCCCATTCTTATAGTTCCGATACCACAGAAGTAATCGACGAATGTCAACACATCATCTAACCTCCCTTATCGCTTGGTTCTTATCGTGTTCATGCGCTGGACGGCCCCATTTGAATATGTCCTTATTGCTTGCCATGCCGTGTCGTTGTCTCCATTGCTTTATTGACTTATCTGACCGGTTCATTTGCTCACCTATTTGCTTATCCATGAGTCCGTTCTCCCATAGTGCTGTTATCCATACTGGATCTATCATTTTTGCCATTACGTAACTTCCTTTCTAATCTCGTAAACTCGTCAAACATCTGTTTATACTTGGGATACCACTGATCTATTTCAATCTTGGTCCTGCCACCATCTAGCCATTGCATTGCCTTTAGAAGTTTTGGTCTTAGTTCGTTGTATTTCTTTTGCGTGTCCTCTCCCAATAATTAGCTCCTTCTCCAACAGTCCCATATCTTTACGCATGAGAACTGTTGAATTTACTCCCTCCCAAAATGCTTCAGCGTAGATTGTTTTTTCTCTATCGGTTCTCAGTCCTAGCCACATTATTTTAGATATTGTCATGTTCCAACCTCCCACGGGCATTGCTCCTGTATATCAATAACTTCCTGTTCTGTCTTCCCTTCCCATCCGTAGGACTTGTTCTCCGCTGTGTCCCTGTTGTAAAAACTCAGTGTCCTTTGAGAAAAGAAGTATTTAATAGCCTTTCGTTCTCCGGCTTCCCTGTCCTTAAGGCTTGTTATAATTGCGTCCCAGTCCTTTTCCTCTCCCCAATTTCGTTCTACTGCAATAATATTGTCTGCTTTATTTCCTATGTTCCCTGTTCCACTAATGTCTGTCTTACCTAAGTTTCCTACTGATCCGCTAGTGATCTCACCCTTCATCTTGTTTGGATGGCATACTAGGACCAGGTGAACGCTGTTTGTTCTTGCAAAAGTCTTGCATCGTTCAGTAAAGTTCGCTTGATCACTGTTAAGACTGTCTGCATTTTCCTCTAGCCTGGACATGAGGTTGTCAATGAAGAATATCTTTACGCCATATCTTTTAGCTGCTAACTCCATTGTCTGAAAGAAAACGTCTACCCCTTTGCCGGATGCTTCAACTGTTCTGTCGTAGATGTAAAATAGTGATTCGTGCCATTCCTTAATTCGCTTTACTATTTCCGGCTTGATGATTTCCTTTATCTTGTACTTAGCTTCCACTTTGTCCATGTACTGCTTTTTGTTTCCGACTAGCTGTCGATAGATCCAATCTTGAATCTTGAACTCGCTCATTTCTCCTGAGTATAGGAAGGATGGAACTCTTTTTTCTATGCAATGAGCTATTATCTGGCTTATAAAGGTTGTCTTGCCTTCTCCATTTCTGCCAAATACTACTGTGAGATCTCCCTCTTTCCAATCTTCAACGTATGAGTCATAACCCAAGAACCCTGTCTCTATTCCCCCTAAGATAGTTGGCTTATAAAGAATCCTTGATGTGTCCTTAATCCCTTCCGGCATTTCGTTTATTACATTGTTGATTAGTTCAAGTACTTTATCTGGTCCGTAGGTGTACAATACTTCGTTTGCGTCTTTCCCTTTTGGCAAGTCGCTATAGAAGGTTTTTACATTCTCTAGTTTCTGCTTGATCTTCTCGGCAAACTCTAGTCCTGGCTTGTCGTTGTCGGCCCATACGATGATCTCTCTGCCCTTTAACCACTCCCAGCATGTATTTATCCATGTTAGGTTATTTGCTCCGCTTGGTGCGCTTACTACATTCTTATATCCGCTTTGCCATACTGCCATTGCGTCCGGCTGCCCCTCTGTAATTACTAATGGTTGATATGGCGCAACGTGCCACATTCCCCATAAGATAGGCTCGGTATTCTTTTCACAACCGCCTTTAAATCCTTTGCTTTTAATTTCTCTATAAGTAACATGGGTTACCGAGCCGTATCTTGTTTCACGAAAATATTGGAATGCATAGACATTGGATCCATTCCATGTTGATTCCATTACCATCCAGTGCTTAAGCGTTTCTTTTTCAATTTTCCGTACTTCCATTAAATCTATTGCTTCTTGTGATAACTCCCTTGTTGTTATAATTGGCAAGTCATAACTCTTCTTGGCTGCTATACCCGTTGGTTCAAATAGCCTTGTTTCTCCTGTTAAGTCCATCACTTTCTCCTTTGCTTGTATAAAACTCAGGTATTCAAAGTCTGTATAGTATTTGTAAATGTCTATCTGTCCACCGCAAGCATGACAACGCCACATCATCCCATCGTTAAACCAACTCATTGAAGGCTTCTTATCATCGTGTAGAGGGCACTTTGCCATGCCGGAATGATTGGGGCTAAGGTTTAACCCTGCTGATATAATCTCTTTCGCCCTTTGCCCTAGTAACTCTTTAAGGTCTTTGCTGTCCACTTACTCGGCTCTCCTTTCTCCGGCTCCCTCGCCTTCTAATACCCTTGCTCTGCCAGGTTTGTCTACCTGTTTCTTATCGTTATCCCTTCTAATCCAATTTTGTAAGGTTAAGTTATCATCCTTGGAAACTCCGCCCTTTGATCCTTTCCATGCGTTAAGGTCTTGTATTTTCTTATCAGTAGTCTCTTTGCCATATTTGCTAACTACATTGTCATATTGTTTTTGGGTTATATGGACGTAATCAATATCCAAAATTGCTATATAATCCTTCTTCTCCTTCTTTACTTTCTTATTACCTTCTTCATTAGTTGTTGGATGGTTGTTGGATGGTTGTTGAGTGTCTGTTACATGGCTGTTGGTTGATCCCTCTAACCGTGATGGTATAAGGGTTTCTTGACTGTTGAATTTCGAGTAATTCACAACTGCATACACGGAGTAATGGTATGTTGTCAGTTGGAGGGTTAGCATATTGTCTGCAATGAGTCTTCCCATGAGCGTTCTTAACCTTTGATATGAGATCCCAGTCTTACTGCTCCATGCTTTATATCCGAAGATAAACTCTCCATAATTCAAGGTGCATAGGGCTTTCTCATACATAACCGTTTTTGGTTCTTCCTTATATCTAGCTTGGCTTAACATTGTTAACCACACTTTTAGATATTCAGGATCTTCATACACCCAATGATTTAATATGCTCCTGCAAATAGGGATCGAATTGTTCATTTAATCACCTTCAACTAATGAGAAAATATTATCGAACTGAACCTCCAATGCATTAGTGATTCTTTTAGCTAAATCAGGAGTGGGGTGCATTGTCCCTTTTTCTAATGCATAAATGGCTTGGCGTGTAACTCCTACCGCTTTAGCTAGATCAGTTCCAAGCATCCCCTTTTTGATCCTTAACTCTGCCATTACGGGGCAATTAGTTTTTATTTTTATCATGGTAATCTCCTTTTCTATAAAATATTTTGTAATACTATGGAATACTATAGACAACTAAAGAATATTAAGGTATACTATAAATAGGAACTCGGGCACAGTTAATAGACAGAGTATGAGCCTGTTTTCTCTAGCAACTAGACATTGCTAAACGTTCGGTGGACGGACAAAACACTTTTGAGATTAACTTCTCACCCAGCATACTTTTAGACTTTCAATGATTGGTACTCATTGAATATCGATAAGTGTGCTAATTCCTTTTCCTACTCTTTATTATACCATACCTTACCTTTCATTACCATACTTTATTGTATGTTTTATTCTTTTTATTGTGACAAAAATTTAATATTTGGGGGATTCTGATAGTGAAGAAGAAAACGACCATAACTATTGATGATTATTTATTTGATTTAATATATAAGCTAGCGGTTGAAGAACATAGGTCCTTTAGTCAGCAGATCTGTAAACTAGCCGAAGACAAGCTAAATGAACGTCTTCTCAAAAAGGAGAAGGGGAAGTGATCCCCTTACTTTTCAAATCCCATGACGATGGGATTCTCTCAATAGCTATTAAATGTGAGCTTACTTACTGAATATTATTTTTCCTAGTCTTTTCCCCACATACAAAGCAACAAAATAGATGCATAAAGCTTCTGGCAATATAATTAATTGGCTGTAATCCATTTATCTCACCCCTTCTTTATTCTCCCTCTGCACTAGCCCAGCCGTTTCTTCCGTTGTTACCCTTAGTACTAAAGATACATCCACACTCGATGCAGTTAACCGCTATGACGTCGTACGGCTCGTCGAAATGCTCCTTCTGAGTCATAAGGTATCGACTATCTATTGAGTGACATGTAGGACAATCCTCGCTGAGCTGTGATGATTCTATGCTAATAATCGGAAGCCCTGGTGCATGGTCTGAATAGAATATACGAATCGAGTAGCCGAAGATGGGCATTTTAGTTAGATTGTATTTCTCTGCTATGGCTGCGACTGCTCTCATCATTTCGTTTCTTGTGCCATTACCCTTTGAGTGATCGTTAATTAGTTGGTGGATGGAGGTTCTATCTTCTAGGGTCGGGAATTGTTTTATCATGTTGTTGCCTCCTTATGTTTGTGTATAAGGGGCCGTGGCCCCATTGTTTAGGCTAGATCAGAAGGGCACGTCGCTGCCTAAGTTCGCCTCCGTGCCATACTTACTAGGGTTTACCGATGCTTCGTTTTCTCCTTTAGGGCTTAAGAATTGAACATCTTCCCCGATCACGTCTGTCGAATACTTCTTATTTCCGTCTTTGTCTGTGTAGTTGCTAATTTGAAGAGATCCACTAACCGCTGCCATTTTTCCCTTCATAAGATAATTTGCACATAACTCGGCTAACTGCTTGAAACATTTTACTTGGATAAAATCCGCTTCTCTCTCGCCTTGTGCGTTCTTGAATCTGCGATCAACCGCGAGTGTGAAGGTGGACACGGCCACCCCAGATGGAGAATAACGCAATTCCGTGTCCTTCGTAAGCCGTCCGATAATAATAATTTTATTCATTTAATTCGTTCCTACTTTCTCTGATAATGATTTAGTTTTAAGATCCCTGTATAACTCAGTTAACTTAGCTTGTGTCCACTTATCCACGCTGATCACTCCGGCTTCCTTTAGGACTTGGGGTTTGCTATATCCTAGCTTTGCAGCTTCAACGAAAAATCCATCTACATTGACAGGCTTATCTTCCTTATCGTTCTTTACTAGCTCTGGCTTGGTGACTGGCTTATCCTCGTGCTTACCTTGGAATGAATCTGGATCGTCCTTATCCGTTGGTATGTTGAAAAACTTTAAGAGGAAATATTTTTCAGCATAGGTCACAGCCTTGCCAACGCCCTTCTCACCGCTGTCCAGCCCTTGACCGTACCAATTACACTTAACTTGTTCTTCCGGCTTCTCAGCGTTGATCCAGGTAAACTCCATCACTAATTCTGTGAAGTATTCTTTAGCGCCCTTAGCAGTTTCGTGTATTCCTATTTCCTTTGAGATAATGGAAGGAATGAGTAGTAGGCCTAATTCATCCATCTTTGCCTTGAGTGATCCAAGGACCTGAGAGCTACCAACATAATTGAACTGGAATCCCTTCTCTGACTTTTGGAGATATGGGACACTCCGACGAACCTCAATTAGCTTTTCGTAAATATTCATTCGTTCATCCCTCCAATGTAATTGTCATTAATGGGTCCCTATCTGTAATGGTTACGCCAGGCACTATCTCTCCGGTGTCGATAGCTACTAAACTATTTCCAACTACTTTAAATGTTTCTTTAATCTTGGCCTTATTAAGCTCGTTCTTAACTCTTACGCAAGTTTCCACCCACTCACTAGTTAGGAAATAATCAAGTGCCTTATCCCCTTCATATACCCACTCAGGCTGTTGCTTGCGAAAACTTACAGCACCAAAAGGCGTCTTTTGCTTCCACTTGGGATCCTCTGCCCTCTGCGCTTTGGCGTACTCCCCTATAAGCCCCTCTAAGAAGTTCTTGCTGTTCTGATAAGGAATGTCTTGCCTAGCTGCCCATACGGTTATGCGTTCAATCTCGGTATTGGCTAGGTCCACTTCTTCCCCTCTGTTCTTGTTCAAGGCGCTCAGTTTACGCAATGCCCAGTTCATTGAAGATAAATCTTTTATACGAAAACGTTCCCTAACTTCCTCAATTGGTTCATCTGCGTTGAGTAGTTCATTGAGTTCGTCAAGTTCAACTTCTTCTAATAAATTCATTATTTCTTCAACTCCTTGTTCATCATGTTCATTGGAAACTGTTCGTTCATTGGGGTAGTTACCTTAACTAGACGAGTCTGGCTTAATCCTTTATCAAAACCTACGTTATTCCCCACTGTGAAACCTCCTGCGAATGTAGCTGCCAATACCACTACTGAGACAATAATTTTCTTAATCATTTCAAATCTCTCCCTCTTCTTTTTAATTATCTAGAACCAGACTGAGCGTCCATATCCACTTTCTTGTAGGTCTTTGTTTTGCTCCAAGTAGGTTAGACAATCTTCATTTGTCAGTGGGTAATTGATCTTCTGCTCTTCTTCCATTTAGCAAGCCCTCCTTACATAGCTATCATGGCATTCGGTACATTCTGGATAGTTCTCTTCTGGATCTTCCTTTGTGGCAGGAATACAGACGTTAATTAATTCGCTCCCACACTCCGGACATAATGATTCATTCAGCATTGCTTCTTCGTTCATTCTCTCGGCTTCATAAATAAAGGCTTTTGCTATTTCCTCATGGTTGGTGGAGAATAGGACTTTGGCAGCATCAAACAGGTCGCCATGCCCCCCGGCATTTGTTAAGTGGATGAGCATTGTTCTAGCTAGTTCCTTCATAGTTGGAAATGGCTCGAGAGTTACGTTTGATCGTTGAGTTGTCATTATTTAGCCTCCTTCGTTCATTTCGCTTGTTGACGTAGTTGTTAAGGTAGATCCACAGAAGGGCTACAGCACCTACGTAGTGCGCTAGCAAGACATTCTGAAAGTGTGTCATCCCTAACCTTCCTGACGCATGATCTCTTCACATGTCCAGTTCCTTGTGATAGAATTAGTTAGTATAATTTCCTCGTTGACCTCAGTTTGTGGCTGGGGTCTTTCTATGTCCCAAGGAATATTCTCGTCAGCGTGTACTGCGGTGAGTGCTGATAAGGTTCGTTGTACTTCGTAGACTTTCTCGTCGGATGTGTAGAAGGGATTGCCGTTAATTGAGGCTATGACTCCCATTGCTCCGGCATAGAGGTTGATCTTGCCTGATTTACGAGCGAAGTTTTCTAGGTATGTCTTCCGATTCATTGTGGTCACTCTCCTTTTGAATATTTCTTAGTCGTTCATACTCCCCAATAGCCTTAGACTCTTTCTTGATAACCGACTCGGTTAGTTTGTCGCTAAAAAAAGTGCATGCATCAATTCCCAGGAGTTTTCCGATGGCCTCGAACTTCTCTGCGTTGTTACCTTTACCTTGCAACTCAAAGCGCGAGTACATCTGGCGAGATAAGCCTAGTCCCTCATATATATGTGCTGGACTAACACCTTTTGCAATTCTGATTCTTCTTACGTTTTCATGGGCCTTCACTTGTTTTCACTTCCTCTCGTTAACCTTTACCGTTAATAACAGTATATTCTTTGTTACGGTTATTGTCAACGTTTATTTTACATAATTTTTGACAATTATTTACCGTTACAGTTATTGACTTAGTATTATAGGATATGGACATGTTAAGATGGTAAACGAAAGAAGGTGGGCGCAATAAATTCAGTAGGAAATAGAATAAGACAGTTAAGGATTCGTCAGGGTTGGCTTCAAAAAGAACTAGGAGATCGTTCGGGGTTTACGGTACAAAAGATCTCTAATATAGAAAGAGGGTTTACAGAAGAAATAAGCACAGAAACTATCGCGGTATTCGCCCAGGTGTTTGATGTAACTACAGATTATCTCCTTATTGGCACTACGCCAGAAGCCACAATAAGGGCTGCACTAGACGGTGACGATGAGCTACTGGGCTTCTTTGCTGACCTATCCAAGCGTGACGACCTACGCCTACTATTCAGCCAAACTAAGGACCTATCCCCGGCTACAATTAAGCGCATTATTAAATATATTAAAATGGTAGAAGATGAGGAAGAAAGCGATAATTAACATTTTATTTACAAATAGGCCGAAGGTCACTATTTTTTGTCTTTCTATGGGTGTATTATTACAGAAAAGCCCCCTCAATAGGGGTTGCCCGTGAAGGAAGGACAGTGGAAGAAGTGGACGCAGATTCTGACAGCATTAGATTTCACTCAGTCGAGTTGGGTAGGGGTATTAAGGGGTTCATGTATCAGAGCAAACGTGGAGTTTCACATGTCTTCGTAGATGAGAGCTTGTCGCCGGAAATGACGTTAGAGACTATAACTCATGAGCTTTATCATGTTAAACACGACAGTTTGAGTTATGGGATCGGTTTGGACAGGCAACAAGACGATAATGAGAAGAAGGCCAATAGATACGCAAAGGGTTCTCTAAGGCCCTGGAAGATACCTGTGAAGCGTTCTATTGCTATAGGGGTCTTAGCGTGTATAGCCACTTATTTCGGCGTTGTAGTCCATTCCTAGTATGTGTTGGCCACAGTGATATAGTTGATAATGCAAAAGGGCTTACCCAAGCCAAGCTGAGTAAGCCCTTAAAATATGCCCTTTTATATAGATATTTAGTAAAAACTAACAATTATATGTCGTTTTATAGTATGATGACTAAAGAATGGCTAAAGAATGACATAACAAAACCCCAAAAAGTTGATTTAGTTTGACGGCTCAAACAACTTGAAGGGGCTAGCTCTAGAAGAGGAGAATTATTTTTATGTGAACTTTAATTTTAGTTTACCATAGAAACTCTTTTTCTGCTAGTGCTAATAGTTGTGCATTACAGAAAGAGGGTTTTATTTATGAGTATCTTGAGAATAAGTAAGGACAAAGAAAATCCATATGTGATGATTAATAAAGGAGTTATGAAGGATGAACAGTTAAGTTGGAAGGCGAGGGGTTTAATGGGTTATCTCCTTAGTTTGCCTGATGACTGGATTATTCATCTTTCAGAGCTGGAAAAACACTCTAGCAAGGATGGTCGTGAAAGTTTAGCAAGTGGTATCAAGGAATTGATTGATCTTGGTTATATAGTTAGAGAACAAGCCAGGAAAGAGGACGGTAACTTTGGAACGTGGAATTATACTGTATTTGAGTCTCCACGACCATTAGAAACAACCACTCACGGGAAAGCCGAAAGCGGTGTTATTGACGCAAACGGGTTTCACGGTAACGGTGTTCACGATTCCGTTAAACCCGCAACTACTAATACACATACTACTAATACAGATTGTACTAAAAAAATTAATAATAAAAAGAGGAAACCACTGGAGAAGGAAAACTCCGTTCCTCCCAAGAAAGGAAAGTATGATAACTTCTATTTGTGAAAAGAGGGATAACCAATGGACTTAACACTTAAGCAAGCGTCTGATCTAGCTCACATGAATATATCAACTTGCAGGTTCTATAAGGACAAATATATTCAATACTTCACAACATCAGGAGAAGGAAAGAAAACTAAGTTTGAGGAAAATTCCACAGTAGAAATATTATTATTAATTGGTAAGTCATACGCAGAAGGTCTGGATCAGGACCAGATAACGGAGATACTTGATAATAGGTATGGTGTAAATATAGTGGCTGATATTGTGCCTGTAGAGAACAACAATAAGATCGACGCAACACAACATGACGTAATAACAGCCATAAAAGAAGCCTTCCACGAAGAAGTTAAGGCGTTGGAAGATAAGATAGATCTTCTTGCTGTAGAAGCTAGGGAGAGGGATACACAGAGTCAGAGCAGGGATGAACTTATTATGACCAACATTAGATTATTGCAGGAGAAGAGAAGGCCTTGGTGGAGGTTTGGGAAATAGAAAAGAGAAGGCTTTATACCTTCTCAAGATCCTTACAGAACATAACTCCATTTATCATGCAATCTACCTTAACGTCCCAACCACAGAAGTAAACGCAATCAGTACAGGTTTCTTTCTTGTGACAGTGGTTACATAAACAAGTTTTAACACACATCTATTCTCCCTCCTTATATATCCTAGGCTCAAACTCTAGCCCTGATTCCGCAGCACATCTAAGACAAACGATATTATTGTCTAATGGAACAAAATAAACTATTTTATGAATAGGCATTTTGCAATATGGTGTTGCGCAGGAGAAGGGTTCTCCGCATACCTGGCAATGGGTTGAATAGATGCGCTTTAGGGTTATTGTGTCGGGATGTATTCTAGATAGTTCACTCTCGATATAAAATGTATTTGGATACTCTATAATTCTGTAGGTGAACTGTCCTAGTTGGGTACTACGCCCCCATTTTTTAACGGTCACTATTTTACCACCGACTAGAACCTTTTCACCATTATTAAACAAATGTTCGCTCATTTATTTCCCCTCCTTCGCTTTTATCGCTATCTCTGCATTGAGACAAACAAACCTAACGTATTCAGATGTACTCATTCCGTGGGACTTAGCTTTATTCTTGATCTGCTGATGTTCTTCTGTTGTGCAGCGTACTGTTATGTGTGATGGCACTTTATACCTCCTTGAATTTAATGCACTTAGTAACTGGCAATATTATAGATCCGTCTTTCTCGCAGTTTATAAATTCATTACATAAATACCAATCGTAGAATATCCAGTTCCTACAATGTCTACATATTGATCCTATCAAACCTTCGTCAATCCACATATATAATTCCTCCTTTAACTTGTATCTTAAGTGTACTACTTTTGAGAGTACAAGGCAAGTAAAAAAGGGATTTATTTTGTCCTTGTTGAGTTGTTGTTATGTTGTCCAAGTGTTTCCATTTTGGAAATAGTTCAAAAAAAAAGCCCTGCAATTAAGCAAGGCTGATCTTTGAAAATTAAATTATAGGTACGATAGGATCACCAGGAGGTGACACAACAGGAGCTATTGTAAATGTATTAATCTTGGATAATTCAGCACCCAATACGCTTTTAAATATTGCTGTCATTTCATCCAGTGGAAGTGCTTTACCAATATTTGTTTGAGCTAATTCTTCTTGGATTATGCTTGCAATGGAATTTGTAATGTCTGCCACAGGAAGGGATGTTACAGGCTGTTGTTTAGCATCGACATAACCTTGCCCCAGGATGTAACCAATGGACGTTACCGCAAGAAACTGTAAAGCATCTTTAGGCATATTTAGTGTGAATACCATATCAGAGATAATGACCAGAGCGGTAAAGATGAACACCAATAGTTTGCGAGATTTGAATTTTTCAGACATAATTAATTCCTTCTTTCTTTTATTTAAAGTCCAGCGAAAATGACATAACCGCTTTTGGTATTGGAACCTTTGTCTGTACTATAAACTACATGATACCTATTACCTTTTTTGTAGAGAAGAGTTGCTGTTTCGCGTGGACTAAGCGACCCGATAGCGCCACCATTTTCATCATAGACAGTTTCTTTTGTAGAGCCATTACGCCATTTTGCACTGAAATATTGGATGAGTTTATTTGAGACATAGCCCGATTTTACTCCGCTTGAGGTAGGATATTCGACTAGAACGAGTTGACGAGAATACGAAACGTCTAGGACTGTAATGTTGTCACCATCGGAAACATATCGACCAGGAATTGTGTTGCCGTTTATGTCTCTAATGTAGAGGGAGTCACCAGATACTTTGGCATTGTTAGGGTAAGAGAAATTAAGTGCTGTAGGTTCTGAATGTATCACTGGTGCCCCTCTTGATGGAGTGGGAGCGTCTAGGATCATAGTAGGGCCGGTTATGACTGGTGAGGGTTCTTTCTGAACTAGTATTTCTGAGTCAATCGCAATCATTAATTGTTCCCATGTTCTCTGATGGTTCGCTAAGAATTGGATAGGATCTGTATGATTTGTTTCGTGATACATTGCCGATATGCCCCTGTGAGAGAATACATTAGGGCCAGTAGTCCATCCATAACGAACACAAGCATTAGCAACAAGGAATACCGTCCGATTCCAAACCTCTTGAAATTGTATATCGTCGGTAGGTTCGCACATTTCGACCGATAAATATCGCATGTTTGCACTAGGTCCGGCGTGCCAGGCAATCTCGTTTTCTGGAATTGTTCTGATGATCTGTGTCCAGTCTGCGAAGTAATGCACACTAGCTTGACGATCACCACCATTAAAGTAATTGAACTCATTTTGTGCTGTTGCGTTTGGCGTTGCGGTGCTATGCACGACAAACCCAATGGGGTTCAACGCCTTATGTGATCGATTGAAGTTAATGAGTTGTTCTGATATTGGATATGTCATAGCTGGACCTCCTTATTTAGTTAATATAAACACTGTTAGCCCTGTGCATATAGTCATAAGGCCGCCTAATATAATCGCCATAGCCCAGGTAGGTCTTCCGCTAATGGCTTCGTCAAGTTTTGTTTCAATGCGATTAAACTTGGTTTGCATATCCTTTTCCAATGTTTCAAGCCTCCCCCTTAAGGAAGTTACTTGTTCAACGAGAACTGCTACTGCTGTATCTTGATCCAATAAAAACACCTCTTTCTAAATTTGCATAAAGAAAAGACACTCGATTGCTCGAATGTCTGTGGTGTTATGCTACACCTTGCCCATAGGTCGCCCATTTTGTGCTAGAGCTGATTGGGCAATCGTTTGTCACAAGGTTTGTCATGCATGACTCGCCTTGTCTAGCTCTAGCCTGCTTATCATATCATAGGGTATAATATAAAACACAAGGAGGATGAAATTAATGTCATTAATAATGCAAAGGTTATGGGAAAAGATTGATAATATGGACGGTGTTATAGTTTTTCTAATGGGTTATGGTATATGTTTTGGAATATGGTATGGGAAAGCGTGGTTGGATAGACGGGAAGAAGATCGGCAGAGAGAAAAGAGGGAAAAGCAGAACTTGAAGTTTCACCCACCTTACAAGTTGTTTCTTGCTAAAAAGAAATGAACTTTGGACAAAGCGTTTAGACAAAAGAGCTACTCTTGCCTTGATCCCTAGTTTAATTAGTATATTATAGATGCTATAATGTGGGAATAGAAATAATTTATAGGAGGGAGGGAAAGAAAATTAAGAATAAAAGATACTTACTAGGGTTTATTCTAATTTTATCTCTATTGATGTTCGGTTGTGGAACCGCCAGTATACCAACGTCAACACCTACAACAGTAGTGACTCATACATACGTTGGAAGCGCTAATTCAAACATATACCACTATCCAAGTTGTGGATCAGCCCAAAAGATCAAGGAAGCTAATCAGGTGTGGTTCCCTGATGTCTCAGGGGCTAAGAAAGCCGGTTATACGCCTTGTAAAGTGTGTAAGCCACCGGCTAATTGAAGAGGAAAAGGAAGAATAATAAATGAGTTATTTACCTGAAACTACACCCGTTAGAGTTGGGAAAATTAGAAAAATAGTAGGTATTTGGCTAAAAGTAATTGGCATTATTCTTTATGTTGGTTGGGGATTATGGTCGCTATTTGCCGAAGTGGTTATTGTGAATGAAGTTGCCGGATTTTGGGGAATTGTCATTGGAATGACCGTAGCTCCCATTACCTTCTTTGTTGCTCCAATTTATGCAGTTGTTGAATGGGGAGAATGGTTCCCCGTAGTTTCAATTTTTGGGGGAGGAATTTTTATTACAATTATCTATGGATTAGGCACTTGGCTGCATGGCGAAGATTAAAAGGAGTTAATGTTAATATTAGGGGGTTTTGAAATTAGATAAAGATAAGAAGTTATTTATATTTGGGTCTGTCGGTACAGTTTCGCTTATGATAATACTTACCTTAATATTAAAAAATGAATTTGCCTTTGTAATAGCATTTATTCCATACAATATTTATCTTTTTATCGGTTGGCGTAAACGTAACAGTTCGAAGGATAGAAAAGAAATGTATAAGGCTGTAGCTTTTCTATTATCGTTACCTTTTGTTATAGCCTTGGTAATGTGGGCACTTAATTCTAATACTGCAATGTACTAAGGAGGTGTGAAGTGCCTAAGAACAAATGGACGCTTGGCGAATGGTTTGAACATGTTATTCTTTGGATAAGCGTATTTGGTGTACTGGCTATGATATTCTTAGCAGGGCAACAACACTAGGAGGGCAAACGCCCTCCATTTTCTTTGCCTATTTTTTAAGTGCTTTTTTTCGCTTTGCTTCGAGTGCGTCTATTTTACGTTGATTTTGCTTTTCTAAATAAGCTCTTCCAATGTTGCCCTCTGTTGACAGTGCTTCTGTTTGTTTAGCAGTTAATGGCGTCCTACCGTTATCATAGTAATCTAGCGCTTCCTTAAACGACGAAGGTCCGAAAACTGCTCCCTTGATAATATTCGACGGAGTTGATTCAACTGGATACTTAAGCTTATCGCCTTGATATACGCCACCTTCTTTAAGTTGTCCGTATGCTTCTATACTCTTCTTGATCTGTCCTCCACCAAACGGAGGAACAATATATTCCGCTGCTGTTCCCAAGTGTCCTAGTGCACTCATGGCACCGCCAGCCGGACCATCTTCACTAGTTCCCATGCCTATAATATCGGTAGGTAAAGAGGCTAGTGGTTTAAGAGCTGCTGTGACTGGAATGCGCCCTCCGTTGAATAACACTCCACCTACGAACGGTATTTGTTGCCCTACATTATTTCCCAGATTGGTTATTGCCTTTCCTTTGGTTAGGTTAGGATTATTTAAGTCCTTACCTAAATTTGCTGCAATGCCTATGGGGTCAAGCGCTGGCCTTCTTCCTGTTAATTTCTCGAATACTTGGTTATACATCCAACTAAACACCATGAGTTGAGATACCGCCGAAGTTAGTTTAGCAACACTTTTTGCACTTTTTCCGTCCTTGAGGTATTCTCTTGGAAGATCCTTCATCAAGAAAGATATTTGATTTCTTGATTCTAGTTGGAATTGAGTGAATAGGCGCGTGACAGGGTTTAACTGATTAAATATTCTTGCTTGTGCCCCTGCTGACCTGTCCCCTAGTAATTTAGCTGCCCAATCATCGGCTTTTGCTATTGCCTGATTAGGATTTAGCCCTTGCTTAAGTCCTTCGAGATATTTAGATCTTGTGACAACTTGAGAACTAAATTGGTCTACCCATCTCATAGGCGCTGAAAGCTTATCCCCTACCTTTTCGGTGAATCCTTTGCTAAGAACGTCGCTCCCTACTCTGTTGGTTAGGAATGTCGAACGATTTACAAAGCCATCATTCTTGAAGATATTTTGCATTGTTTCCCTCATTGCCTGAGCAACGGCAAACTTATTAGTTGTTGCAAGGCTTTGTGTTAAGGGGATGAATTGTGTTATCCATGTTCCGGGGTTTACGGCTACCATGTTTTTCCCTATTCTGTTCTCTATAACTGCCGCTATATTGTATATTTGTCTGCCAAATCTTTGTTCTTCAGCTCTATCAACTAGATCCTTTTTACCAGCTAAGACGTTTGTATACTGCTGAATCTCATTAACTGTGTTACTTAGTTGAGTTGTATCCCTGCCTAAAAGATCTTCTATTGCTAGGTCCTTAACGTCTTTTGATATAGTTTTGTTATCAATCAATGCTTTGACCTGGTTCTGTACTTCATCAGGGGAATACTTCAATCTTATTTCACGCTCAAACGCTCTAAGTCGTTGTATGTCGTCTGTATGGAATATAACCTTGCCAACTGACTCAATATACCTATCAAAGCCCTGTACTGCGTCAAAGGTGGTCTTATCTCCTGTTCTGTGGAGAAGATTACCTGCCCAGTTCTTTCCTGGCCTGAATTGATGTGATAATCCATTAATGTCTGTTGGTAGATCGACAAGATTAATCTTGATCCCTAGTGCCTTCATTAGTGGATCGTCGCCCTCAAAATGGGGGAAGTAGTTGTCTAACTTTCCTATTGGCTTGTATCCATTTCTAGATAATGCTTCGTTGACTAAATCGTGCCAATTATTATAAATGCCCCTAAACGCGTCTACTGATGTGCGGATCTTATCGGCACTTATTCCGGCCGGTATATCTCCAATATCGAGTTTGCCCTCTCCAACTTGTTGAACAATTTCACGTTCTTTATTGGATAAGTCAAGGGCCTTTACTTGCCCGCGTACATCATTCTTAGCTCTATTAAAATCTGCTTCATTTGTATGAATTGGGTCAAATATAGCTTGCTTGATTTTTGCTCCGTCTTTTGGCCCTGCCATATCAATAATATTTCTGTCCATTGTTTCAGTTTGGAGAGATAAAGGTTTCTTATCTACCCACTTATCAGAGTTCTCTAAGAGGTTTTGGTCCTTAACATATTGAGTAGCTTCTTGTCCTACTTTTCTTCTGGCAGATCCTACCCTAGCTTGATGTGTATCTTCTAGCTTGCCTGTTGCTATATCGGCATGGTTTTGTTTTGACTTCTCCCAAATTTGTTTAAGGTGTGGTTGAACCTCATCACCAAAGTCTTTGACCATATCAGCGGACCAGGTGGCGAAGTTTACTGATCCCTTAGCAATCTTAACGGCCCCTATGATGGAGTAATCAGCTAGATTATCGATAGGTATTCCCGCGTTTAATCTTCCTCTATTGCTTGCTATTCTGGCTCTTGCCTGCGCTTCATAATCATCTAGCTTACTTATAATCTTCTCCGCTGTTGGGTGCAATCTTGGTTCTGCTATGGATGTTACGGGAGTTACTTCACTAGGCATAGAAGGGGCTTGTGGAGCTTGTGGCCTTGCTTGTAATGGTTCTGCTGAGGGAACTAGGTCCTTGTTAGTCCATTGCAAAGGCGAAGGTTTCTCCGACATAAGTCGTGGTATCCCTGGTCTAGTTGGTTGAACAAAATCAGGTAACACAACAGGGTCTCTAGGTTTAAGCGTTGGTATAACACCAGCTTTACGCCCCATGTTGAGCTGCTGTGGTGTTAATTTACTACTTGTTGACGATGCTTTTTCCCAATTAGACATTAATTTAGGAAGGTCTACACCAGTATTTTTCAACACGTCTGCATAAGCTTGTTCGACCGTTGTACCAGCCGGGTAGCCAGCGAGAACGTCAGTGTGTTTGACGAAGTTCTGCGCCGTTTCTATTCCGTCTTGTAATTCCCTTGACGCTCTTTGTTCGCTTGTCGTGAAGTTATACTTATTTATTTCTCTTGGCTTGCCAAATGCGCTTTGTGCGTCTAATTCTTTTTGCTTCAATATTTCAGTAGGAGACATACCTTGCTTGGGAATGGGCAATCTTTCGGTTGGGACCGTGTTTAATGGCACATCAGCGAAGGTTTTATTATACGATTGTTGTCTTATGTCCCTTAATGTAGTTGGGTTTTTATAAGCCGTTTGAAAATCTTGGAGAGGATTAGAATTTATCTCAGGGAGTTTTATAGCATTATTAAATCTTATCTTGTCTGAGCCTGTCTTAATCCCTTTACCTAGTAGTGACCCTGCTCCGTGTAGTGCAACGCCACCAACCCCCATTAAAGGTGCCTGTTTTAATCTATTAGTGAATCCTTGTAATCCGTCACCGCTAACTGCTGTTTCAAGCGCGTTTATAGGGCCACCAAAAGCTGTTGCTAGTTTAACCCCTGTTCCTAATGCAGGAAGAGCAGGAGTAGCAAACTTAGGAATTGCTCCTATTCCCTTCGCCACATACTTAGTCTTAGCTAGTGCTGCAAGAGGTTTAGTTACTAATGCTTCTCCACCAAGCCACAAGGGAAGATCCGCAATATTTGAGCTTGCAAAGTCAATTGCTTTGTCTCCAAAAGTAGTTGGTGTATAATTTGGAAGATAAGGAGCAGGAGTGCGGAAGTCTCCATTGCCAATGGCAGAACCAAGTTTATAACCTAATTTACCAGCAATAGAATTACTTGATACACTCTTAGCTATTTTCTGCAGTGCATTAGGCTGTTGTGATTGTGGAATAGAAGGAGTATGGGAAGTTGTTAGCTTAGAAGTGTAGTCAAATTTAGGAGGAGTTTGGGAACGAAGAGCAGGAAGCGAACTGATTCGCGGACCTGCTGCTCTGATAGTTGGTGCGTATATTGGAGATAGTTGGGTAGGGGCTGAATATTGATCTTTCTTTTTCTTACTTAAGTCAAACAATTCTTGCCCCTCCCTTACCAGTTCTTAAAAGCACTATTTGTTAATGCATTAGATGCGTTCTCTGCCAGACCTGGCCTAGAAGCCGTGTATGCGTCTTGAGATACACCATACTTATCGTTTGCATACTTTAATATC